TGGCACGCCCCGTACTTGAGCTTGCTCTTAATAAGAATGGATTGGGTCAAGCTATCCACAATGAACAGACACGCCGGTTTGGTGATGCATACACAGGTGGCGATAGCATCCCTCAAATCTATAAAGATGCTGCGAGAGGTATTGCTAACGAAACAACTGGAGCGCTTGACTGGAACCCTAATACGCTTTACTTCCTCTCTAATACCTATATGGACGGTCCGGGGCGCGTGATAGAAACGCTGTATGGTATTAATGATTTATCTCAAGGCCGTAAAGACTTTAACCCTAAGACAGACATTCCTTTGATGGGGTCGTTCTTTGGCTCTAAGGTAAACATTGACGCCCAGCAGTTCTCTGCTGTTGAGAACAAAATTAAACGCATTGAAGGCGTAATGAAACAGTTTGCTACTGACCCTGAGCGTGAAGTTCAGTACATGGCAAAGTATCCCCTTCATGCAGCGGTGGTAGAGTACTACAACAAAGAACTTGTTCAGTTAAATGCTTTACGCAAAGAGGCCAATGAGTACCGTTTAAATAAGTACTTAACTCCTAAAGACCGTGCTGATCTACTTAAGATCAATACTATGCAGGCGAACCTTATGAAGAACCAGATGATTCAAGTCTTCAAGGCATACGATGTAGCGCCCTAGCGAACGCGCCAAGCACGAACTCCAAGGTGGTTATCCTTGTAGGTGGCATACACTTTAAATAGCATGCCTTCGCGCTTAGCGCCGCTGTCTATGGCATAGATCATCTCTGCAAAACGAAGGGTGGGGATAAAGAAGCTATCCCCTACCTCCATGCCACTAAACGGGAATACCCACTCAGGTTCCTTTATCATCGAAGATATCCAGTTCTGTTCTGAACCAGTACAGGTATGCTGGGTCTACTTGAATAGCTGATCTCCAGCCGGTAGTTAAACGACCTTTCTTATCGTCGATTAAGATTTTCTTATCCCGCATCTCAAACTCAAACTCACGTGGGCTGATCTGACGTTCAGCAAGGAACTTCTTAAACTCTGACTTAGAGACTTGCAGCAGGTTATCGTTACTGCTTATCCTAGCTACGATCTGGCCCCGTGGCTCCATCGTTACCCGCTCGTCTTTAAGCACCAGTATGTTGCCCATGTTCTTGTTGATAAAGTCACCTAGCAAAGATTGGTAGTCGGTGCGGTTCACCTTCACCACGTTGTCCCGAATGTCGATCATGGCGCGGATGGTCTCATGGTAGATGCGGTCTAGTTCATATGCAACGACGCCGTGTTCGTTGGCTATCTCTGCCCCACCGAAGTTAGCACTTACTAGGTTTTGGTAGAACCGGTACTGGGTATGCTCCCCAAAGTCGCTTATGAATTTCTCATTCCACTTGGCTATATGGTCCAGCACGTAGTTGTCGCCAAGGCGTATGACTTCCTTAATGAACATCGGGCCAGCATGACCATAGTTAAAGTTAAAGGCATCGAAGATATAGGAACCCAATCGACCTTCCTTTTCCAATAGCGTGGGTTTATGGACATGTAATTCAATCAACCTCGCTGCCTCGCCATCAGGGTTAGCCTTGATGCCTTCCAACTTCCCGTAGATGGTGTGGTTGGTGGTAAACATGCCGATCATGGATGCAGACATCTCGTATTCACGTTCGGCGTTAACAGACCCCTGCATACGAATCTTGGCTTTGCCGTGGGAGATGCTATGGATAAGTTTGCCTAGCTCTTCCGGTTTCTTGTCGCCAATCTCATCAAGGCCAAACATCAGGCTATGTAGCCCAAGGTATCTACCCATCAATCCATTGTCAGTAGACGCTACAACACTCAAGTTCTTGGGATTGCCAAACACGCTTAAACCCGCATACATAGCGCCGGTCTTGGCGTTGCCCGACTTCCCAAAAAGGCTCACAGCCACGCCGCTAGTTGACGTATAGCACATCAATGGGGAACCAAACCCGCTCATGGATGCAAACGCATGTAGTTCAAACTCAGGCTTGTTCAAGTAATCCATAGACTCACGCCAACGAGCATACGTGCCATGAGGGGCTAAGTGCTTTGCGAGGTTCTTAACAAACGGCGATGCTGGTGCATCAATGGTCTCTCCTGTGATTGTGATTTCCTTCCTACCTATAACAAAGCTACGCTTAGGCCACCTAGCTTCGTCTGTGCGCTCCTCTGTCCAACCCATCTGCATACGCATCTGATCTGCCTTAGCTATCGTCTGCATATACTGACCCCACTTCACTACATAATTCATAAGATGCTCCGTATTGTTACTTGAGGGAAATACCCCATTAGCTGCCATGATGGCTTTGAATGTCTCCTTGGCGTACACCTGCTTCATCGGGACTAAGAACTCTCGCACTTCGTCTTTAGGTAGCACAAGGCGCATCAGCAAACACTCGCCGTCATGCGGACTGAACATCCGCTGTATAGGGTATAGATCATGGGGAAGGATAAGGAAGGGGTCCTCTTGGTGCTTAATACCTTTCTTGTCTATCTTGGGTGCAGGCACAAAGTAGATGCCGCCGTTAATACCCTGCACAAAGGGCATTAAAAAGTCTGGGAACTCTGGAACCGTTTTGGTACTCGGTGTTTGCCAAACTGATTCCTCTTTATCAACTTTAGCTGCGGGTTTGAACTCTCGTCCAAGGACGATGGGGCTAACGATTTTTCCCCGGTGTTGGCAGCCTTCGCATCGTTCTGGGAAGTTATCAATGAACCACGAACAGGTGCGCGGAGCAGGAAAGCGACTTGCTTTTTCTTCTGTTTTATCATAGTTATAGTCAGGGTGTTCGTTAGATATTTCATGTATTGCTGTGGCTCCGTCTTCGCAGAACTTGGCTATGGACAGCCCTGCAAACCACATCGGCTCCTCAAGTGTGGCGGCGTTTTCAAGCATGTACTTGACCTGCGCGCACCCGCCTTCATCGTCTATGCTCTTCTGCGCCAGTACTTCAAACGTCTTACTGAAGTTGTCCAGCTTAAGCATCGCCTTGGTGTCATCGTCTAACCCCTTGGGTATCTCAGCCAAGATGTCAACGATAGGCTCATCTACTTGCTCGGTAGCGGGGCCACCTAAAAACTCGCGGAACTCTTGCCAGCTATAGACATGAATCTCATCACTGATTACTGAGGTAGGGCGCGGAGGGTCGGTCTTAAAGTTAAGCGTCTCAGGCGCACGCATGATGCGTGCAGCATCGGCAGTCACCACGGGGTCTATCTTTATATAAGACATGCAAAGCGCTTTGAACTTCTCTGCGTATGTCTTCCACTCTTCAGCGGGGATGTCCTCATCCATCAGCCAGTAAGCATGCATGCCACCGCCTGAGTCAATCCTTACTGGTTCTGGTAGGCCTGTCTGAATTAAAAGGCTCTCTATCCCCGCATGAGCATCTTCTTTGGTCGCGTAATCCTTAGTTGGGCCAACATCTAGGTCAATAAAAAATGACCTAACAAACAAACAATCAACAGCCTTACGGCTATATCCATCAAATGATCCTAGTGCTACAAATGTGTTTTGGTTACTTTTGATCCTGTCAATTTTGTCAAATACATCATCAAGTGTTTCTGCAAATCGGTTGCTGACCTTGCCATTTTTGTCTATGCCGCTAATACAGTAAACACCCTGCGTTGGTAATGCTTTCTCGTAGAATTGTTTTAACATGTCTCTTGCAGAGTTAAAAAGAGCGGGACGATGCCCGCTCAGTTAATGGATAAGGGTTACCCCTTACGTTTTAGTTTCGTCGTATTTCCTTCCTACCATTGCTTCAAGATATTTAATAGCCGCCGCCACGTTCTTTGCAGGCAAAACTCCTTTGGCGGTGTCGCTCTCAATGAGGTCTGTTAGTGTCTCCACCTTCAACAGATTTTTATGTCGGATAGGTTTGCCACGGAACCAACTAAAGACTGTCATCCTTGACACCTCAATTGCCCATGCTACGTACTTCGTAGGTAACTTAGCGTTGACGCAAGCCTGCGCAAGCGCAGTGCCAGCCCTGTTGGGGTTGGCTTTTGCAAGTTCAATCAGGAATCTATCGCTGTATGGTCGTGACATTCCTGCTCCTTACTTCTTAGACCATTTTTTAACAACGTCCGAGATATCCTTCTCAGCGGCGGCGGGTTTTGTGGACTCGCGCTTTACTGGTTCGGGAGTAGCCTCTTCGGAAGCACTTTCGGGTTCTACTATGTCGCTACGATGGCTAGGTACTTCATCAACTGTGTCTGCTTGGTAGACGTTCATCTTGATAGCAGCTTCGGCAGCGGCGCTCTTTGATTGCTGAGCGATGATCTGCAAATCCGAGTCTGCTACTTTACCAGCAGGATTGAACAAAACCTTGGGCGCAGTAGCTTTTGTATCAAATGCCATCCTAGTGATTACCCTACCTGCACTGACGTTATGTGACGCTAAGTGCTGGATATAAGACCGGAAGGGGAATCGTCCGTTATCTTCTTTACCGAAGACAGAGGTAGCGGGCAGCACGAGCTGCATTACGTCACCGGCAGGATCATTTGGAAGCACCACGGCAGTGCGCCAAGACAAGCGGCAAGCTGTACCTGTACCGCCATTACCGGAACCTTTAACAGCCTTGGGGCAGTCTTGGCAGTTACTAGCTGCGGGAGTCTTCACATCTGCATCAGGCGCTTCAGAGTCCGTAGACCAGCACACAGGGCTAATCTTTTGACCTTCTTGGTAGACACCCTCGTAGAACATACGCGATGCCTTGTGCGCCATCTTCACGAAGATAACATTCATGTGGCGATCTTCGATAGCACCAATTTCTTTGCCACCAGCGTACTTGCGGAACACTCCACCTTTGATGGAGATGCGGCGGCTTTGGCGTACACCACCAGCTACTGCAAGGGTATCTTCGTCAAGGCCTTCGATGGGGGTCATCACTGCGCCGCTAAACAGGGTTGCGAGATCATTACTCATTTTCAATTTTCCTTGTTACTGAACTTACTAATTGGAGGGTTTGCGCACGGTAATCGTGAACTCCCTCATTACATTCACTCCGGGAGGTAGGCCATCGCCTTGGTTCTCCTTGAGGAATTCTTTGAAGTTGCCCTGATGAATACGCGCTTCAAACAGGTCAACTGCGCCATTGGATAAGATGAACTTGCGAAAGCTATCGCCATCATTGACGGTGTAACGCTCGTACAACTTACGAATCACTGTGCCGTAGCTAGTGCGTATGCTCTTCGCGTTGCTCTCGTTGCAGGTAGCCATGAATGCTTGCTCTAGCGTTGCCAATTCATCATCAAGCTCCTTGATTTGGGCTTTCCTTTCTGCCTCTATCCTATCGCGCTCATTTCGTATTGTCAAATAAACTTTGACTAATTCGTCGAGTTTTGTGGTCTCGACTTCTTCTATCTCTTCAATCATATGCCTATCTCCTGTCGATATAAATCAACCAATTTCTCATGTGAGTCCACCTTACCTTGCAGCATCTGATAGACCTTGCGTTCGACTTCTGAGCCTTGCAAGTGAACTACTGTCATGCTGTTGACCTGCCCTACTCGGTCAATCCGCGCCACGCATTGCAGGTAAGTCTCCACGCTCATAACGGGGGACCAAAATACAACGGTGTCTGCGGCAGTTAGGGTCACGCCATGTGAGGCGGCTTGAGGTTGGATGACAAGTACACGTGGGTGTTCTGCGGTTTGAAATCGTTTAATGATTTCAGCGCGCTCTCTTGCTGGTACGTCTCCGTTAATTATTTCATTGCTTACTCCTTCCTTAGTCAAGTGTCGTGAAACAAGTTCGATGGTGTGCCGAAATGGGACAAACACAATAACCTTATGCTCCGTCTCATCTAGCACCTCCATCAAGGCGTTGAGTCGTGGGGATACATCAAACTCCACCACTTCCCTTGTATCGGTATAGATTGCTCCACCCGAAATCTGTAGCAGCTTGCTAAGCTGCGCTGCTGCATTAACAGCACTGATCTGTTCTCCTGCGGCCTCTATTAATAGTTGGTTCTTTAACTCACGGTAATACTTCATCACTTGTGGGCTAAGCGGAATCTCACGGGTCTGATACACCAGCGGGGGCAAGTCCAAGCACTGCGCTTTCTCAAACCGGATGGCAGGCTGCAAGGCATCAAACACCATCTGCTTGGCGTAGGACTTGGGAACCCACTTAAATCGCGTGACCTGCTGCATGACCTTATCGCGCCATGCTGTGAAGTACTTGGGTACTGCCGAAGGGTTGACCAGCTTAGCTAACCCAAACGCATCTAGCGGGGACTGCGAGGCGGGAGTGCCGGTCATCATCCATAGGCGTGTAGACGGCGTGATTAGCTTTGCCAGCATGCGCCAGCGCTTAGTTGTGACTGTCTTGTATGCGTTGGCTTCGTCCACCACGATAAGGTCGAACTGCGCCTTGGCTATCTCTGCCGCTACTGTGTTAATCCCATCGTAGTTGATGATGACGAACTCGTAGCTGCCATTGACTACCTTTGCGCGTTTGGCTGCATCCCCGTAGGCTACGCCCACTGTGCGGTGCATAGCGGTCTTGAAGATGTCTGCTTGCCATGCTGAGTACATGATAGACAGAGGGCAGATGATAAGCACACGTTTGATCTGACCTATCTGCATGAGGTAATCAACAGCCCACACCACGGATGAGGTCTTACCTGTACCGGCTTCATTAAAACAGAAACAGCGATCTCGCAACGCTAAATATGAGGCAGTGGTTTCTTGGTGCTTGAATGGCGTATATAAGCCGGGCCATTCATATTCTTTAGTCATTGGGCTAGGAGCATCTCCATAGACCTTGACTAGGCGTTGCATCTCAGGCATGCCCCAGTAGACGAGGAGTTCCGCATTGGCTCCATCATCTTTTAGTACTTCACATTTGTCTATGTAACCAACGATGTACTTCAAGTCACCGGATGGTACAGACAGGTGTACTGCCGTGTCTTCTACTACAACCATACTATTCCTTACTTAATTTAACGTGGCCCCTTACGGGGGCTAGTCGGTCAGATCAACAATGAAAGGAGAATATGCCTCTGACTGACGCGGTTTAAAGGGGTGCCAAATCTAGTAAAAAATACCCCTCAATGCCCACTCACGCCTAACGGCATTGTTCACTTCATCGACCCATCGGACTTGCGCGGGAACGAACGATTCTTATGCGGACTCTCAAGGCGTACACCTTCTTTGTTAGACCCACCTTTAGACAATGCTTTAACGTGGGCTACGTCTTTGCCAGTACGATCTACGCCCTTGGCATCTAACTTACGACGCGCACGTTGACGCTCCATGCGGTTGGGTAATTCACCACGCTCTTTTTGTTGCTCGTACTCTTTTTTGTACGGCCTTGGTTTATTTACATACGGCATTTTGTTGCTCCTTAATATGCAGGGTTGCCATAGATGCTCTACGGGCTTCCACAATAGCTAACTTCAATTGATCCATAGCTAGGTCATAGTCACAATCTAGCAAGTAGTCGTGAGCCTTTTTTAGCGCACGTTCTGCCATCATAAGCGGATGGGCGTAATCAATCAACTCGTTCATCGTTTTTCCTTGTAAAAATCGCAGGTTTTGACAGGACACCAGCCACATAGCGGTGTCGGGTTGGGGTTCCATACGTCTGTCTCGTATGAACTACTTAGTCTAGCTAAATCTGCGTGAAAATGGTCCCAGAGGCTATCAATATCTTCTCGCTTGTAAGACTCATCCATGAAGCTGTTGTAAGCCACGAAGAGTAGCCCTGCCTTAATCTTCTGCACTTGGGGGAAGTGAGCAAAGATCATCAGCGCCATCAGCTTTAACTGCTTGGGGTCAGCGTACTTATTACTGCCTGTCTTGTAGTCAACGATGAACGCCGTGTCCTCATCAAGAATCATCAAGTCAACGATGCCCCGCACCCAGTATCCCTTGCCGTACTGACAGGCATTTCCGTCTATATCCAGTGCCATGCGGTACTCAGGGTACTTGACGCCTTCAGTTTCTAAAAGCACATCTAACACAGGCTGGAAGTGCGCATAGTTCTTAGCCAGCGGTGTTCCATCTTTAACGTAATTCTCCATAGCCTTGTGAGCCTCGTTGCCATACGTCATCTGCGGTGTTGGCGCTTTATAGAATCGTTTAAGAACCTTAATCTCTTGGTACTGCTTAGGGCAGTTGATGTAGTCTTTTAGTGATGAGAATGACCATGTAAAGCTCATGTTATTTCCTAGTAGGTTTGGGGGGTACTATTACTCGAAGTTTACGCAGGGCCGCTTTCTCAATCTGCCGAATGCGTTCACGACTAAGATCAAATATGTTACCTACTTCTTCTAAAGTAAATTCATGGCAATTAAAACCAAACCGTAACCGAAGTACCTTTGCTTGCCGTGGTGTTAAACCATCTAGTAAGGTTCTGATTTCAACTACGGTTTGTTGTTCTGCCAACACCTCGTCCGGCATAACAGGTGTATCAGGGTTCCATTTGGGTTGCGGTAGCGCTGGTATGTCCACATCATGTATCCACCCATAGTAATAATACGCGGTTCTTAGCTCAAGACTCACCCCTGCCATAGCCCCATAAGGTGTATACCTGCCACTCTCCACACGCCCATACCGCAATCTTTTAACAGTCGCCATAGCTACGGTTTCTCCGTTGGTTTGGGGCAGTTCTGCGGTGGCACTATTACGCACCACACAGCAGCCCATTGCTTTCTGTGTTCTCTGTTGGATATCCATCTGTCTATGTAGGCATCGGACATGTCGGGAAGCGCACGGTTGATTGCCCCTTTGTCTTTTTCAATGCGCTCAGCTATTTCGCTTATGGTTAAACCATCATGGTACTTTTGCAGCAGCATCCTTATAGCGTGGTGGTTGGACTTATGCATTTTTCTCCTTCAGGGTTCTGTCCAGCCATGCGTTTAGTTTTGCATGAAGCCAAATCCTATTGCGCTCACCAATGGTTTGACCGTTATCGGTCACCAAGGGGTTTGTCAGTAAATTCCCGAACCCAGTACTAGAAGAAAACTCAATTTTTTCCTCTGATATCTTGACACCAATATCACCAATCGGTCTTGATTCAAATCCGTCTACCAATACTTCTTCAATCATGTGTGGAGTCGTCTCTACATCCAAAGGCCACAACTGACCAAGCGGTGTAAACAGGGGGTCGTGCTTGTCGGTGCTGACGTGGCGGTTAGTGGGGTCATACCATGCGATGGTCATGTGTTGAGTTCCTTTGATTTTGCTTCAATGGCGCGTTCATAACCCCAGTTAGGTGATTCACATTCGTCGTATTGGTTGTGGTGTTGCAAATAAATAGCATCAATCTCTTTATCTGTCAGGTCTACCCATTTAAGTTTTACACCCGACAAACTGAGGTCTGCTCTTATAAGGTCTTTTAATACCTGTTCGTCTTCGTCATGCCAGTTTTCAGGATATGCTTGCTTGAATGTGTCGAGCGCATCCCATGCTCTGCGCAAAAGGTCAGTCATGTGTTCTTCTCCTGCATTTGTAGTGCTACTAATCTATCAATACCAATAGCAACT